AACAACTTCCTATAGAATCTTTTAGAGGTATATCCAAAAAAGTTTTATATAATGCTGGTGTTAAAATTGAATATGATGAAAATAGAAATATTATTAGTCATTTTTATCCAATAACAGTAAATAAAAAGATTAAAGCATATAAGAAAAGGATAGTTGCTACCAAAGATTTTAGATCAATTGGTAAAGCAGATGTTCCTGAATTATTTAACCAATGTAATAGTGGTAAAAGAAAAAACTTAGTTATTACTGAAGGTGAAATAGATTGTTTATCAATATTAGAAATGTTAACAAAAGCTAAGGCTCAATTCGATGTTGTATCAATTGTTAATGGAGCCCAAAGTGCTAGAAGAAATATTGCAGCTAATTTAGAATTTGTTAATAAATATGATAAAATATTTTTAGCATTTGATAATGATGAGTTTGGTATTGAAGCATCAAAAGATGTTGCACATATTATTAAACCTGGTAAAGCTCATATTGTAAATAGTGTTCACAAAGATGCCAATGATGCTTTAACAAAAGGTTTAATTGATGAATATCTTCAAGATGTTTGGAGTGCTAAAGCCTATAAGCCTGACAATTTTGTTTCAGGTGAAAAAATATGGCAAGCATTTAAGGAAAGATCTGAAGTTAAATCAATTGCATATCCTGATTGTTTAAAAGGTTTAAATGATAAATTATTTGGAATGAGATTAGGTGAAATTACTTTATTTACATCTGGTACAGGTTCAGGTAAATCAACAGTTGTTAAGGAAACTATTTTAAACTTATTAGAAAAAACTGAAGATAAAATAGGTTTAATATCTTTAGAAGAATCTATAGGTGATACAGCAACTAAATTAATTGGTATGTCTATTAATAAAAATATTAGAATGCCGGGTGATGTTAGTGACGAAGAAGCGAGAAAAGGTTATGAAAAAGTATTTGGTGATGAAAGATTAATACTATTAGATCATCAAGGATCTGTAGCTGATAGCTCTTTATTAGATAGGATTGAATATTTAGCAGCCTTAGGTTGTAATTATTTAATACTTGATCATATTACAATTGCTGTTAGCGAGGGCGTTGATGGATCAACAGGTAATGAAGCTGTTGATAAGGTTATGTCTTCTTTATTAAAAATTGTTAAACGGTATAATATTCATTTAACTTTAATATCTCATTTAAGAAAAAGTTCTGGAGATGGTAAGTCATTTGAAGAAGGTGTTATGCCTAATCTAGATTCTATTAAAGGATCTGGAAGTATAAAACAAATAAGTTTTGACATTATAGGATTTGCTAGAAACATGATGGCAACTGAAAAATCTGATAGAAATATAGTTAAATTTGCTGTATTAAAATCTAGATTTAGTGGTGATACCGGTATGTGTGGCCAAGCAACTTATAATGTAGACACAGGAAGATTAAATTATAATGAAAGTAATTTAGCTTTTAAAGAAGTGTTATAACCAGTTTCGGTTAGAAGTTAGATCTGTATGTAAGACCTTATAAGGCAAGCAACTAACAGACAATGGTAGAAGGATGAATAATAGGCTTCCTCTCTAGCCTACATCAATACTAGGAAACCGAAGCAGCTGGGTAACCTGTTTAAACTGCCCAATTAAAGAAAGAATATTATGAAATTATATAAACCATTACCAAAAATGTTAACAATAAAAAAATCTAAAATACATGGATTAGGATTATTTGCTTTAGAAACAATTGAACCTGAAGTTAACTTAGGTATGATTCATTATATTAGTGAGTTTTTTGATAAAGAATGTATTAGGACACCATTAGGTGGTTTTATAAATCATAGTAATAACCCTAATTGTTATAAAAAAGAAGATGATTTAATATATGAAAAAAGAATATATTTAATTACAAAAAATAAAATTAAAAAAAATGAAGAATTAACAATTAAATATACAATGTATAAGGTAGGAAATAAAAATGAAAGATAAGTTAATTGAAAGTATTAAAAAACATGCAGAAGGACATATTGAAAAGCATAAAGTAAATATTGAAATATTATTAAATAAAGTTTGTGGTATTGCTGAACATCCAGATGTTGTAGAAACAATTGAAAAAGAATTAAAAATAATAGCTGAATATGATGATCAATTAGAAATGTTAAATAAATATTTTAAATAAAATAAAGGGCGTAATAAAACGCCCTTATTTATTTTATTATTAAATACCCTGTAATCTTGGGTCTTTAGAAGTTATATTTTTTGAAGCTTTAGGCCTAGCAATTGATTCTTTACTTCTTTTTCTTAACTGAGCATATGCGGCTTCTTTTTTTCTTCTATTATCAAATTGTTTTTTCAAATCCCATTTAAAATTCATTTTAATATCCCTATTATTTTTTATTATTACGAAATATTTGTGTACCCTTTATACCATAAATACTAGCAACTACTAATATCCATAAATTTGTAAACCAACTAGGTAATTGACTAAAATAATCAAAAAATAATTTTATCTTATCCATAGCAGTTGGATCATCCGATACCACTGCCCAAGCTAAAATTACAATTGGAGCTGACAGAATTAAAAGTACAAATTCATCCTTCCAGTCCGATTGTCTTGCTTCTAGTAATTTTCCCTCGTATTGTTTTTCACCTTTTGCCATAGCTTCTGCATGACGCATTTGAGCATCAGACATAAGCATTTTAGTTTGTTGCCTTTGTTTAAATATGTGTGTACCTGCCTTAACAGCTAAATTTAAAGCACTAAATATCGGAAATGCCATTATTCATTTCCTCCGTTATCAATTACCACACCACCTTCTGCTATCCATGTCAGAATTGCTTGGTAATCTGTGTTTGCTTCGTCTAGTGGTACAAAACAAATTTTGTCTGTATTAAAAATAACTTTATAAGAATGTTTCTTTCCAGGTTCTAATACTGTGTCATATGTTAAAGTTACTGAATTTATATTTTTTGTATTAATCATAATTATAACTCCGCATTTGCTGTTAACCCAGTAACGTAACCTTGTGAGTGTGTCATAAGATATTGAGCATGTGTTCTTGTAAAATAAGAATTTAAGCCACTTGTTGTCCGTATAGCATCGTATGATGCTGTTGGATTAACTCTCATAGTAACTGGTAAAATACCACCAGTAAATGAAGTAGTAGAAGTATAATTAGTACCATAAAGAGTTCCATAAAGTTTAGTAAAATATCTTTGACACCTCTGTAAATTACAATCAACAGGTAAAAATTCAAAGTCGCTGGCTACCGAACCTGCCTCAAGCTGAACTCCAGTCACATACCATTCATTAGCTGTGCTATCTGCAAGGTTGACTTGATTATCAACAAGAACATCACCTTGAGCATAAGATGACCAAGTTGTTGCATGAGTTCCACTTGACCAATTTGAACCTGCACCAAGATGAAACCAAAGTCTTAATCCTTCTCCATTATCATTATTAATAGTTCCTGAAGTATCTCCTGGAAAAGTTATAATTTTCTTTTCCCAAGTATCTGCTGTTGTAATTGTGTATGAACTATTAATGTGTCTTGAACCATCTGCTTGATACAATGCAACTGTGTAAGCACCAGTTTTATTTGATTTAACCCAAAACGAAGCTGTTAAACTTTTAGCACTAGATGTACCATATTCTAAAAATTGTACATTTTGACCTTCTATTCTTTGTTCATGTGTCATATAAGTTGTTGCACTTGGTGATGCGTTTGCTGTTGTGCAATCCCATTTACAAGAACTTGCAAAACCTTGACCACTAGGTACATCAGTTGATTTAGAAATAGTAAATACTGCTGTGCTAACTACTGAAGTTTTCCATCTATCAGGTGCTGAATATATAGAAGCTGTTACTCCTGTTGCAGTATCTCCTCTTTGAAAAATAGAGTGGTCTCCATTGATGATGATGTTTTTAAAATTAACACCGCCTGCAATATCAGCATTATCTATCTGACCATCTGCATTTAATAAATCTGCTAAGTTTCTAGTCTTTGTCATTTAATTATTCCTCCCCTTGTGCAGCTTCTTTAGCTTCTTGCTCAGTTTTAAAAGTTTCATAAGCATCTTTAACATCTTGTGTCCAGACTGCGTTACATACTGCTTGAACCTCTGAGTGTTCATTAGATATATCTGCATCTGGCATTAAAGAATGTCTATGATACTTTCTTGATAATTCTTCGTTCT